ACATTGATTAATATGATATCTAACTTCTTCTTCTGAATATTTAAGAAGTAGTTCACATTCAGGTAATTCATAAGGGTAATCAATATAATGCTCGCTATCAGTTTTATCCTCAACCGTAAATAATATATCTCTTACGCATTCGGGATTCAGCTTCATAAGTATATCTCCTTCCATTAGTACTCGGCCCGCCAGCCTGTAAGGAGATTGTACCACAATATAACAAAATATTCCATAAGGAGGACAAGCAATGAAATCAGAATACGAAATTGAGCAGATGATTGAATTATTAGAAAAAGAATCAAAACGAACATCTGATTATTCTTGCATGAATAACAGGAATGCCAGAATGAAATATCAAGCACAAATAGATGCATTGAATTGGGTTTTAGATTTAGATAATAATTTATAAGGAGAAAAGCAATTGAACATTGAACAGAAAACAATCACATCCGTAGAAGTAGCGGAGATGGTCGGAAAGGACCACAGTAATTTATTGAAAGATATCAGGCGGTACATAGACCAATCTGCCGAAGTGAAAATTGACTTGGGCGAATTCTTCACAGAGCATATGTACACAGATGCAAATAAGCAATTCCGTCCCTGTTATCTGGTAACAAAGAAAGGCTGCGAATTTATAGCTCATAAAATGACTGGTGTGAAGGGAACAGAGTTTACAGCCAAATACATAAACCGATTTCACGACATGGAGTCACAGATAACAGCTCCAACTTCATATTTAGAAATTCTCAGAAATGCAACACTTGAGGTAAATCAAAGAGTGGATTCTGTTGATAATGACTTGCAACAGTTCAAACAGGACATGCCCCTACTCGGCCTAGAGTGTGACCGGATCACAACAGCAATAAAGACGAAAGGTGTTAACTGCCTTGGAGGTAAAGATTCCTCTGCTTACAAAGATAAATCCTTAAGAGCCAGAGTGTACCAGGATATGCACCACCAGCTCAAGAGAGAGTTTGGAGTAAGTACATATAAGGCTATCAAGCGGAGCCAGACGGATGTAGCAGTACAGAAGATTAACGAGTATCAGCTTCCGGTAGTTCTTTCAGAAGCAGTACAGGACACCAATAACCAAGTAAATATAAGCGATATCGCATAGAAAAGGAGAAAAACATGGTAAAAGTAATGTTTGACGAAAAGAAAAAGTAATATATGAACAGCAAGCCTGCACAGGATTGGAAAGAAAAAGAAAATGCCGGATTGATAATTGAAAATGGTGAGATTGTAGGATTTGAAAAATAAAAAAATATAAGGAGGAATTTGAGAAATGAAAGATTACACAAAATTACTTGAAATTACAGTAAGAAGCCAAGAGGAATTTAACGATATTCCCGACGATTACAAAGGAAGAATTTACATCGAATTTGGAGTGTACGGAAACAGGGCTATTGTAGACAGGAAATTTTATCGTTCCGTTGAAGCTCGGGAAAACAGTTCCGTAGAAGCTTGGGGAAACAGTTCCGTAGAAGCTCGGGAAAACAGTTCCGTTGTAGCTTGGGGAAACAGTTCCGTAGAAGCTTGGGAAAACAGTTCCGTTGAAGCTCGGGAAAACAGTTCCGTAGAAGCTTGGGGAAACAGTTCCGTTGTAGCTCGGGAAAACAGTTCCGTTGTAGCTCGGGAAAACAGTTCCGTAGAAGCTTGGGGAAACAGTTCCGTAGAAGCTTGGGGAAACAGTTCCGTAGAAGCTTGGGGAAACAGTTCCGTAGAAGCTCGGGGAAACAGTTCCGTAGAAGCTTGGGAAAACAGTTCCGTAGTAGCAACAGGCAATACACAAGTGGTTGACCGTTTGAGTAAAGGCAAAATAGAAATTACAGGCAATGCAAGAATTGTATATATGCCTAAAAACATAGAGGACTTCATGAATTTTTATGGAATCAAGCATGATAAAAAACAGGCTGTTTTCTTCAAATCGGTTCACAGGGTTGAAGGTAAATACATATCTGACCGTGATAGCAGTTTTGAGTATCCCATCGGAGAGACAGTTAAAGAAATATGCGACCAGGATGTTACAGAAGATTGTGGGACAGGAATACATATTGCTCACATTGGTTGGTGCTTGGATTTCGGAAAAAACTGGACAGATATTGCAATTATAGAACTAGAAGTTGACATTGACAAGATCGTTCTTCCTGATGATACATCCGGTAAAGTTCGTACCAGTGAAGCAAAGGTTATCAGGGAAGTACCCCTGGAAGAGTGTGGTGTATATGGAAAAATCCTTGCAAAGAGATGCAAATAATAAAACTGGCTGTAAGTACTCGCAATACTCACAGCCGGAAAGTTTAATAAAATTATCTAAGCCTATTATGGCAGAAAGAGAGGATTTGTCAAGTGGAAAAAACATTGATAAGTATACCTTTAGAAAATTATGAAGCTGGAGTTGCTGCATTAGCAAGGATAAAAGCTATGAGGTCTTTTACGATAAAAAGTACTTATAACATTTCTAAGGAGGATATCGCTGCTATTTTAGGCTTTGAACTTCCAACAAAGGAGGAATAGATGTCAAATCATGATAATGATATTCGTGTAAGCCATCCAGTTGATACTGAAAACCCATTAACAGTAAAAATGATTGAATTAATGCGTGATACAGGAAGAAAAGCAAAAAAAATAAAATATGAGGAAATTGAAACTAAGGATTTACCATTTTATGAAGACCCGCAAACTTATATCGAATTAGGAGGAAAGAAACCGTGGAAGAAAGAGCAATTATAGTATCCCAACAGGCCGGGATTATTAATACAAATTTTGAGGAATTAAAGATAAGTATAACAGAACAGATGCAGGTGTATATGAGCCTGGAAGTTACAGAAGCCAATAAACCGGAACGTAAGAAAGATATTGCTACCTTGCGTAAGATTACTAAGGCTTTAAATGACAAAAAGATTGAAGTCAAAAATGAGTTTATGAAACCATACACCGAATTTGAGAACCAAGTGAAAGAGTTGCAGGAAATCATATCGCAACCTATCAATTTTCTGGACAACCAGGTGAAAGAGTATGAGGAAAAGCAACGACTTGAAAATATACAGTACATAAATGATACATATTCTGAATTAGCTGGTGAGCTTGCTGAACACATTACTTTAACAACTTTATATGACGGCAAGTGGGAAAATGCAACTGTTAGTAAAAAGACCGTAAAAGATGATTTAACAGCTAAAATAACTGAAATACAGCAAGGTATAGCTGTTATTAAAGGCATGAACTCAGACAAATCCGAATCTGCTCTTGAGATGTATTATGAGAACTTAAACCTTCCTACAGCAATCGGATTTATTAACCGGTATGAACAGCAGAAGAAAGAAATACTGGCACAGCAGGAAGAGCAGCGTAAAAGAGATCAGGAAGCGGAATTAGAGAGAGAAAAGGAAAGAATACGCAGAGAAACCTTGGCACAGATTGAAAGAGAAAATGAAGTTGCTGCAACTGCTAAGCAGGAAGTATATCAGGAGATACAGGATGAAAAAGAAGTTATGGCAGTACAAAAGCAGACAGCCACAACAACCTATGCAACATACACATTTGAAGCCACAGAACAGGAGCTACAGCAGATTGAAATGTATTGCAGCAGCCTGGGAGTAGATTTTGAAAGGGTGATCTAATTGGAAAATCTGATTATATATAACCAAGTTAGGGAAGTTCCTACTTCTGCACAAAAGAAAATAAATGGCGGAAGAATGAATGGAAAAACTGATATTCATCCTATGTGGAGAATAAAGGTATTGACTGAACAGTTTGGCCCATGCGGTATTGGATGGTATTACATACCGGTTAAAAAATGGACTGAAACATTTGAAAGTGAAATAGCAGCATTTGTTGATATTGAGTTATATGTAAAATATGACAATGAGTGGTCCAAACCCATATCTGGAACCGGTGGCAGTATGTTTGTAGCAAATGAAAAAAACGGACCTTATGTTTCTGATGAATGCTATAAGATGGCTACCACGGATGCTATATCGGTTGCTTGCAAGCAGCTTGGAATTGGTGCGGATATTTATTGGGATGCAGATAAATCTAAGTATGACAAGAATAATATGCTAACCGTACAAGAAGAATTAATAACAGCAAAAGAAGCAGAAATATTAATTTCGCTTTGCAACAAAAGGAAGTTAGATGTAAAAAATGTATTTAATGTTCCAGTCAATCAGTTAACCAAGCCACAATATGTAGAAGCACTAAAAAAGTTAAATCCAATAAAGAAATAAGGTGATTGTATGGAATTCACTGGAGTGATTACAGATATAAGCAATAACATCATTACCGGAGAGGTTAATATAACCTTTTCGGTGAATGAGAAATCACACATTCTTCCAGAATATGAACGTCTTAAGAATGTTAAAAAGCTTAAGATTACAGCAGCGCAGTACAGAGAAAAAAGGAGCCTGGATGCCAATGCTTACTTATGGGCTCTTCTTCAAAAACTGGCTGAATCTCTTAATACTACTAAGGATGAAATTTATATTGAAATGCTTGGAAAGTACGGAGTATTCACACACATAATCGTTAAGCAGCACATAGTAGACAGGGTAAAGGAAGAATGGAGAACAGTAAAAGAACTTGGTGAGGTTAAAGTGGGAGGGCAGTCCGGTATACAGCTGCAATGCTATTTCGGATCCAGTACATATGACACAAAGGAAATGAGTGTCTTAATAGATGGAATAGTTCAGGAGTGTAAAGACTATGGAATTGAAACCCTTCCACCGGATGAACTTAACCGAATGAAAAAGGAATGGGGTATTTAATGGATTCAATTATACAGAGCGAAAAGAAGTGTTTCCTTTGCGAAAGCGAAGAATCATACGGCATGAACAAGCTTGAAAGCCATCACATATTTTTCGGAACAGCTAACAGAAAGAAATCAGAGGAGTATGGCTTAAAAGTATGGCTATGCGGTCATAAATGCCATAGAAACGGTCCGAATGCACCGCACCAGAATAAAGTAGTGGACAACTCTTTAAAAAGCCTTGCACAGGCTAAATTCGAAGAAATACACGGTGATAGGGATTTATTCCGTAAAGAGTTCGGGAAGTCCTATCTATAGAAACTAATTAACCATTTCCAGACAATGCATAAGAAGATTATTTATACATATCACAGTGCCATAAATCCTTCTTATTCAATCCGGTGGGCTACGCCTTGCCCGCCGGGGAAAGGAGTAACAAATGTTAATAAAAAAAGATCGTGAAAATTTTTATATATTAAATTGGTTAGATGAATATATGACAGGCCACAAAGGTTTTATAGCAGGAGGATGCTTTAAAAATATATTTTGCGATGAGAAAGTAAAGGATTTAGATATATTTTTTGAATCACAAGCTGATTATGATTCCGCCATAGAGTATTTTGACGGCCTTTGCGGAGAAGAAAATAAAGGTGGTACATATTGCTTTTATTATGAGAGCAAAAAAGTGAAAGCATACAAAAATGTTAATACAGGGATTGTGGTAGAACTGATAAATACTACATATGGTAACCCAATAAAAATACTTGAAAACTTTGATTTTACTATTGCTAAATTTGCTTATTTCAAAGAGGAAGTATTAGACAAAGATGAAATATTAATTAACAATACTTTACCATTTGATACAGATTCTAAGAAAAAGAAAACACATATAGAGTATAAAATACTTTGCGATTCCAATTTCTTTGAACATTTGCATCTTAAAAGGTTGGTTACCGACGATAAAATACTTTTCCCTGTATCTACTTTTGAAAGAATGATTAGGTATGTTAAATATGGGTATCTCCCTTGCAAAGAAACTAAACTAAAGATTATTGAAGCAATCCGACAACAACCTGATACAGATGGGTTAACAGAAGCGAGTTTGTATGAAGGGATGGATTGAATATGAACAGTAAACAAAAAGGAGCACGCGGAGAACGTGAGCTTGCAAATAAATTGAAAGAGTACGGATATAAAACAAGAAGAGGACAGCAGTACAGCGGAATAGATGGTGATGATGTTGTCGGTCTACCAGGAATACATATTGAGTGTAAGAGGGTAGAGAAGCTTAATATTTATGATGCTGTAGACCAATCTAAGAGGGATAGCGGATGCAAAGATTTGCCTTTTGGATATGACTTACCTGCTGTATTTCACCGTAAAAATAATCATGAGTGGCTTGTAACAATGCCTTTAGAATTTTGGATTGAGTTATACAGGAGGTATACATATGAAAAACAATGAAGCAAGAAATTATTTTGAGGAAAGCGGACTTAAATATTCTGATGTAAGTAAAACAGATATTGAAAACTTAATCTGTCACTTAAAGAGATCATATGAAGATTACCTACTTGATGGTGGTAAACATGCCAAGGAAATGGGTATGAAAGTATGCGATATTCGAAAAATGGACAGCAAGTTTGATAAAAACGGGAAACTGCTTCATGCATTCATTCATGTGGACGGTAGTTACTTCCACAGAAGAGAGTGTATCAGTTTTAATTCGGATGGTTTTATTGGTTTCGCAGGATGGGCAGGTACTTCTAACACCGATCCGGTAATAAAAGCATTTAAAAGATGGTGTGACACACTTAGAAGTCGTGTTCCAGGAATGAAAATTGAACAGGGGCAGATATGGCAAGTTGTTACAGATGATTTCTGGTCTACAGGTGAAGGACATCGAATTAAGAATCGAAACGCAAAAATTCTTCTGGAAAGGGATGAATATATTGAAATTCGTTACCCTTATGAATGGCATTTCAGAACGATTGACAACGAGTACTTACATGCTTATCCGCTTGATATCCTGAAAAATTGTAGACTAATTGGAAAAATCAAAGACGATGTGAGCTTTGGAAATAAGCACTCTCTTCTACAAATCATCAATGACAAATTATACATACCGGTATGGGAAGTCAAGGCAGGTGATTAAGTGGCAGATCGTAGAATGTTCACGAAGAAAATAACCGATAGTGATGCTTTTATAGAAATGTCCTCAGCAGCACAGGCATTGTATTTTCACCTTAACCAAAGCGCAGACGATGACGGATTCAATAATCAAATCCAGATGGCAATGTTTAGATCACATGCGAGCGTGGATGACTTAAAAGTACTGATGATGAAGAATTTCATAATTAGATTTGAAAGCGGAGTTATCGTTATTAAACATTGGAGAATGCACAATACACTAAGGAAAGATAGATATAATCCTACTAATTTTCAAGATGAATTAGCCTTGCTAAACATTAAAGATAATGGTGCTTACTCGTTAAGTTTGAATGATGGTTGCCAAGCGGTTGCCAATCCGGTACCACAGGTTAGTATAGGTAAGGTTAGTATAGATAAGGATAATAAAAAGAATAGTAGTCGCTTTGCTCCTCCCTCTGTTGATGAAGTATCGGAATATTGTAAATCAAGAAATAACAATATTGATGCAGAACAATTCGTTGCTTTCTATACATCGAAAGATTGGAAAGTTGGAAATCAAAAAATGAAAGATTGGAAAGCTGCGGTAGTCACTTGGGAAAAAAGAAATAGGGATAAGGGGGTAAGACATGCAGAGCCAAGTAACAATAGCGGAAATGGAAAACCTGTTAGCACAACTAAATCAAAATCACTCACAGATCTCATGCTTGAAGCCGGACTTGAATAAATGCCCATACGGATGTGATGAAAACGGATTGATTTGGTATAAAGATGCAGACGAAAGAGAGTGTGCAAAACCATGTAAATGCCGGAAAGAAAAAATGGACAGAAATCGAATTAAGTTTGCTAATATACCGGATGCCTTTAAGGGAATGTTGTTAGAGATTTTCAATATCGACATTTACAAGCTTCAAAAAAGCAGACAAGTAATAAATCTCACGCTAAAGGTTTTAAACCTGTATTTGGACGAAATAGAAAGCCACAAGGCAACAGGAAAAGGTTTGTACATACATAGCGAAACAAAAGGTAGTGGAAAGACAAGATTAGTAGCCAGTATCGGAAATGAAATGATGCGTAGATATGAAATAAAAGTAAAATTTGCTACATCCAGTAACATCATAAAAGAAATCAAGTCGACTTGGGATAAGGAAAACCGGACTTATACTGAAAGTGCCTTAATGGATGCATTAGCTACTACACCAGTTCTTATCATTGATGACTTTGGCACTGAGAAAATAGCTGACTGGATAAATGACCGGTTCTACAACATTATAAACGAGCGCTATAACAACCGTCTAATAACTATGTACACCAGCAATTACCCAATGGATACATTACCTTATGATGAACGTATCAAGAGCCGTGTAAAGGAAACTACATACATTATAGGATTTCCGGAAGAATCAGTTAGGGATTACATAGCTGAACATGACAATGAGGAGATGCTTGAAAAGATAATGGGTGACAAATGAAAAGAGTGAGAGGACAGAAAAACAAAATAGATGTTTACGATGCATTAGAAAATAAATTTGTAATGCGTGACACAGGATTTCCAGAAGCAGCGAAAGAACTCGGAATTAGTTATAAGACTCTCATAACAGGTTATTACCGAACTGGATTAATTAAGGGTAGATACAAAGTAAACAAGACTGGTTATTTACCAAGTAAAACCTTCCTTAGAGAACTTGAAGAAATGAATAAGCCTAAGAAGGAAACAAAGAGAAGTAAAGCTTATGATAATTTTAGTGAAAGATGGGATGAAGCAATGAAACCCTTTCGAATACTCTCCAAGAGAAAGAAGGCCGCAGTATGAAGTTCGTGAAAGTCGCAGGTAAGAAAAAAGTAACCCAGAGCGGTAAGAACGGGAACATGAATAAATTTATTTACAGCGGATCTAAGAGGAAAGGGAGAAGGTGAAGCAGTTCACCGGAAAATAAAATATATTACATAGAAAGGAGTTGGAGCTCCTGCAGGGTAAAGATATATCGGCTCCTTTCGAAGAAGATGGAAAGAAAAATTAAAACAGAATTATACAATGATAACTTTCAAAACTATAAGAGGTACAACATACCT